GTTGGAGAAAGAAAACATTTCCAATTGCTACTCATTATATTATAGAAAGAGGTGGTCTTGCAGAACAAGTATTTGCGGATCAATTTTGGAGTAATCATATTGGAATGCCTAATGGTTATAATGTCAAAAGAAATAAACAATCATTATCTATTGAACTTACAAGTATGGGTTGGTTAAATAAAAGAAATGATGGAACATATCAAGGGTATGTTGGTAAAGCAAAAACATCATCAGAATGGGGTGGCGTATCTGAAACTTATATGGTTGATAATAATGGTAATATTGTAAGAAATCCAAATGGATATAAAAGAAAAAAATATTTCCAATCTTATAGTGCGACACAATTAACTAAAATGGCAGGAATTATTAATAATTGGTCACAAAAATATGGTATCAATATTGCTAATTTAAACTTTGGAGATGTGTTCCCAAGTATAACTAAAGGAATACCTTCACAAGCAGCAATTAAAGGTACACCTGGTATTTATACTCATAACTCTTATAGAGGAGATAAAATTGATGTAATGCCACAAAAAGAATTACTAGAAATAATATTTAAAGGTAAAAAATCAATAAATTCAATTACAACAGTATAAAAATATGTATTTTCCTTTAAACCAAATAACGACTAATTTAAATACTAATGGGGAAGCCTATTATATAGTATCTACTAATGAACCTTATAATGGTAAATTCTTTAAAACTTCTAAGGGTACTTCTTATACTGGAGCTACTCCAAAAGATGGTCCTAATTTATTAATAGAATTAAACCAACCTGAAAATACAACTAACCAACAAGATGCTGAAGAAGCAAATCCTGGTAGTTATAATTCAAGCGCAAATGCAACATTTTATCCACCAGCATATGTAAATGCAAATAATACTAATTTAAATCCTAAAATTCCTTTGGTAACATCTACTCCCTTACCAACTCAGGAAGATTATAATAATGTAAAATACCAAAGATATTTCTTAAAGAGAGCAACAAACTATATATATAAAGAAATTTCAGAAGAAACTTATAATTTATATAAAAACCAATCCTCAGAAGTACAATATTCATTATATATTCCTTTAAAAATTAATTGGATTATTAGGGGTGAATTATTGAATGTATATAGAACTAACATTAATATAGTTAAAAGATCAGAACAAATTAATGGATGGGTAGGATTTTTTGATTCATTTAAAGATAGATTTGCTAGATATTTTAAAAATGAAGATAATAAAGTTTTTTATACTAGTGGAGGTGAATTAAAAATTAAAGATACTGATATTGAATATATTGGATATTACCATGTACATCCATCTAAAGGTGTAATAATGGAAGGAAGAGTGCATGTTGACACTCCTCATAATATATTAGTATTAATTGAAGAAGGAGATATTTTAACAAAACAAAAAGTATCAACAGAAGGAGAAGTAGGTACTTCAAGAAGAAGAAATATACCTCGTGGATTATATTAATCCAAGTCGTATATTAAGGGGTAAAATGGTTATAAATGTATTGGTTAGTAGAAGAAGATGAACAATTAGAGGTTTTAATAAATAGTGGTTATAAAGAGGCATTCATTGAAGTAATACCTTACAATGATAAAATACACCCGATTCTTAACAATATTTCATTAATTTATATTCGCCCGATTAACGCGAGTAAAGGATTTATTATATGCGTTTATCATAGTGAATGTTTAAATGTATTAAACACGCGTATAGACGCATTAATTTCAAAGTTTAGTACATTATATTGCCGAGATAAAAAGGAGATGTTACATTATTTTCCAAGCAAAGCTCTTTATGACATTAATTCAACATCTAATACATATATACCAATTAGAACCACAACTCATGATTTTTATTATCACAAATATCCTAAAGTAGATGATATAAATTTAATTATACCAGTAGTAAAACATTATGAGTATTGTGAAAACCTTTATGATGAATTAAAAGCAAATATTAACAATTCAAAAACTAAATATGATGAATTCTTTAACAATAAAGTATCCTTGGTGTTCAACTACATCGAGAGGAGTGGAATACGAATACACAAACCAACTTTCGAAGGATACTTCCATGAAATTGATGGTGAACGAGCATACACTCAATACAACCTTAGGACAACCACAACACGTCCCTCAAACAAATTTAACGGAGTAAATTATGCAGCACTTAATCAAAAAAATGGATGTAGGAAATCTTTTATTCCTCGTAATAGTAAATTTGTCGAGATGGATATTAGCGCTTTCCATCCTAGTTTGTCTTGTCGTCTCGTTGATTATAGTTTCCCCACTGTGGATATTCACTCTCATTTACAACAACTATACGGAGTAAGTTATAAAGAATCAAAAGAGTTAACGTTTAAACAACTATACGGAGGAGTATTTAAACAATACAAACATCTCGAATTTTTTAGTAAAATCGATATATACGTAAAAGAACTCTGGAATACATTTAAGAGCGACGGTGAGATAACGTGCCCGATTTCAAACTTTGTATACAAAAAGGATGCATTGGAAAACATGAATCCTCAAAAGTTATTTAATTATTTGTTACAAAACTTGGAAACGTCAATGAACGTTCGTATACTGTGGGACATAATACAGGTGTTAAGAGGTAAAAAAACAAAATTAATATTATACACATATGATAGTTTTACTTTTGATTGGGATGAAGAAGAAACAAAAGTAATAGAAGATATAGAGAATATCTTCAAAAAATATAAATTAAATATAAAAACAAAACAAGGTTATGATTACGACTTTAAATAAAGAACCAAATACGTATAACATGAATTATGATGTTATAACATCGGTAAAAGAAATAGATTTGAATAATAAGTTATTTTGTACATTTACTCAATTAGAAGGTTTAGATAATCTTTTAAATGAAATACAAAGCAAATATATAATCATTTATAATAAAATGTTTGTTCTAGAAATAGTAGACACTAATGAATATGTGGTTACGTATAATGTAGAACAAGGTAACGTACATACAATCCCCGAACATACAATTTTAGTACATAGAAAAAAGGAATCTAATACCTTATACACTATTAATGCTCTTAATGGACTTATTAAGAAATTAAATGGTGGATTTGTTGATACCAAATATCAGGTAAATTGGCAAGACTATAGAAATTGTATCCTACTAACTCAACATAATGAGTTAAAACAACTAAATACAAAAATACACAAAATAATTGAAGTATAGTTTGGCTCCCCAAATTATAAGTCGTATATTGTGGTTACATTAACAGTTTTAAAATAAAAGTTACATTATGGATTTAAATGCGATTAAACAGAAGTTGGATGGTCTCCAACAAAAAACACAGACCGGACCTAAGAAAGATTATAGTTTAATTTTTTGGCGACCTACAGTAGGGAAACAACAAATTAGAATTGTACCTTCTAAATTTAATGAAAACAACCCATTTACAGAATTAAAATTCTATTATGGTATTACAAACAAAGTAATGCTTTCTCCACTTAATTATGGTGAGAAAGATCCTATTGCTTTATTTGCATCAAAACTTAGAGAAGAATATACTAAAGAAAATTATGTTCTTGCTAAAAAATTAGATGCTAAAAACAGAATTTTTGTACCTGTATTAGTTAGAGGTGAAGAAGACAAAGGGGTTAGATTATGGCAATTTGGTAAACAAGTATATGAAGAATTACTTTCATTAGCTGTAGACGAAGAAATTGGAGATTATACTGATATTGTTTCAGGTAGAGATCTTACAATTGAAACAGTAGGACCAGAATCAACTGGTACTCCTTATAATAAATCATCTGTAAGAGTAAGATTAAAATCTACTCCATTAAGTGAAGATGCTAAACAAGTTGAAACATGGTGTAATGAACAACCTGATCCTAATAGTGAATTCAAGAAATTTACATTTGATGAAATGAAAGTTGCTTTAGAAAAATGGTTAGCACCTGAGGAAGATTCAGATGAAGCTGTAACAACAGCTCCAACTTCAAATTCAAACTTTAGTTTAGATACATCAGCAGCATCAGTTAAAAAAAGTAAAGATGATGCTTTCGATTCTATTTTTGATGATAAAGAAGGTAAAACTGATGATCTACCTTTCTAAATATGGCAAAGAAAATATCAAAGTCTCTCTCGGCAGCAGTGTCTGCCGAGATTAAGGCAAAATTTGACTTAAATAAATTTAAATCGTCTAAAGGTTTAAATAAAAACGTTAAATTTAAGGATCAAAAATGGATACCACTATCACCTGCTTTCCAAAAAATTTCTGGAGTACCCGGTATTCCAATGGGACATATTTCATTACTTAGAGGACATTCTGATACAGGAAAAACAACTGCTTTACTTGAAGCAGCAGTATCAGCTCAAAATATGGGTGTACTACCTGTATTTATTATTACTGAGATGAAATGGAATTGGGAACATGCAGCCCAAATGGGGTTAGAAGTTAATTTAATTAAAGATGAAGATGGTGAAGTTATAGATTATGAAGGTAATTTTATCTATGTTGATAGAGAAACACTACATACTATTGAAGACGTAGCAGCATTTATAATGGATTTACAGAATGAACAGAAAAAAGGTAATTTACCTTATGACTTAGCATTCTTTTGGGATTCAATTGGTTCTATTCCTTGTGCAATGTCAGTTGAAAAACTAAAAAACAACAATGAATGGAATGCAGGAGCAATGTCAACTCAATTTGGTAACACAGTTAACCAAAGTATTGTAATGTCTCGTAAAGAATCATCCCCTTATACTAACACATTAATTGCGGTTAATAAAGTTTGGACAGCAAAAGCTGAATCTCCTATGGGACAGCCAAAAATGATGAATAAGGGTGGAATGGCAATGTGGTATGATGCTACATTTGTAGTTACATTTGGAAACATATCAAATGCTGGAACATCTAAGATTAAAGCAATTAAAGGTGGTATGCAAGTAGAATGGGGTAAAAGAACAAATTTACAAATTGATAAAAACCACGTTAATGGTATGCAATCAAGAGGTAAAATTGTTATGACAAACCATGGTTTTATTACTGATACAGACAAAGATAAAAATGAGTATAAAAAAGCTCATGCTGATGAATGGTCTAAAATACTTGGAGGAGGACAATTTAAAATTGTAGAAGACCAAGAAGACACAACCCCTGTACTTTACGATTCGCAGGATTTATAAAATAAACACATGAAGCATAAAGAGTTATTTAAGCTGTTGGATGAAGTCCAAGAGCATGGGGAAGAACCTCAATTAAAAAGACATGATAAAGTATTAATTTTAGATGGTTTAAATCTATTTTTTAGAAACTTTGCAATGATGAATATGGTAAATCCTGATGGGGTTCATATTGGAGGATTAGGTGGTTTTTTCCGTTCTTTAGGTGCCATGATTAGACAAACAAACCCTACATCTGTTTATGTAGTATTCGATGGAGCAGGTTCAACGGTAAACCGTAAAAACCTGCTCTCCGAGTACAAAGGAACAAGAAATTTACAACGAATTACAAATTGGGAAGCATTTGATAGTTTAGAAGATGAACATGATTCAAAAGTAGACCAAATAGTACGTATAATTCAATATTTAAAGCTATTACCTGTTAAAACTACCATACTCGATAAAGTCGAAGCTGATGATATTATAGCCGTGTTAGCTGAAAAATTAGTAGAAAAATATAATTCAACGTGTTTTATAGTATCTAGTGATAAAGATTTCCTTCAATTAGTAACTGATAAGATTATTTTATACAGACCAATGGAGAAGGAATATTATACACCTAAGGTAGTAGAAGAAAAATTAGGTTTACTACCTGAAAATTTTATTTTATATAAAACATTATTAGGTGATAATTCAGATAACATTCCAGGAATTAAAGGGTTAGGTGCAAAAGGTATATTTAAAAAGTTTCCTGAATTAAAAACTCAAAGTTTAACTTTAGATGATATTTTTGAAATATCTACTAGGAAATTTAAAGACCACGTTGTATATTCACGCATAATTCAGGATCAAGCCCGAATTGAAACAAGTTACAAAGTTATGGATTTAAGTGTTCCAATGATTGATGATAAAGGTAAAGATCATATTAATAAATTGATTTCAGAAGATATACCTGAATTAAGATCTGATTTATTTATTCAACTTTATAATGAAGATAAACTTGGGGGTATGATTAGAAATTTAGAGAATTGGATTAGAGACATTTTTGAACAATTTAAAGGTTATAAAGATTAATGACATTACAAACACTAAACCAATACGGAGCTGACTTTCAAATAAAAGTTTTATCATCACTATTAACTCATAAAGATTTTTTAGTTAATATACATGATATTATTAGTGATGAGTATTTTGAAAACCCAGCACATAAATGGGCTATTAAAGAAATACTTAGGTATTATGATAAGTACCATACAACACCTGAATTAGAAACATTAAAAATTGAACTACAAAAAGTTGATAATGATGTTTTACAAATATCAATTAAAGAACAACTAAAAAAAGCATTTGTTGCCTCTGATGAAGATTTACAATATGTACAAGAAGAATTTACTAATTTTTGTAAAAACCAACAACTAAAAAGAGCATTAATGACTTCTGTTGATATGTTAAAAGCAGGAGATTTCGAGTCAATTCGAATGTTAGTTGATAATGCTTTAAAAGCAGGCCAAGATAAAAATATAGGACATGAATATATTAAAGATATTGAAGAACGTTATAAGAAAAATTCAAGAGCAGTGGTACAAACACCTTGGACTCA